GCCATCTCAGCCATTTCTTCTGGCGAATGACCTCTGTTGTTACTCGTAAATACAAAAGGATCTGGTATCGCCGTATGACTTTCACTATCAAACATTACAATACTTCTCTTCTAACCCTATCGTAACGATATTGATCTCGTGTCTGTTTTCCCTCACCAAGGTTTTTCAACCATTGAATAGATTCAATAAACCTGTCGGTATATTCTTTTTGAAGGCTTGCTTCACCTTTCATAAAAACATAAGCCTCACAAAGACTTCCGTATAAAAGGCAGAGTTCCGCATTAGTTCCAAGCCAACTTGTTCCATCACCACTGGTGGTTATAGAAGTTGGCCTATAAAAATAATGTAGTTCCATAGTATAATCAGTATCTGGCGTAGGAGCTAATAAAAAACTATTTTCATTCCAATCAGCATAATACTGAGGCGTCCCTGTAGTCGCCGGGTTTGGTGTAAAATCTTGTAACATTGTTACTTGTTTATAGAGAAGAAACTCTTTGCTCGAAGAATTTATAACGCTTAACGAGTTCTGAGAAAGAAAATCAACGGGTTTAGTTAGATATTGATTACCCGAAGTAGCACTCCCTTGAGCGTTTTTTCTAAAAACATCTAATTGACATTCTTTAAGAATGCGTTCTTCAGCGTTTAAAATAAATCTAGGTAACTGACTTACAAAGACAGATTCAGTGTTTTGAGTATAATCCTGGATAGCTGTTTTTAAAGTTGTAAAAGTAAAAGACATCTTATGCACTCACAGTTACAGGACCCGCAGAAGCATTTTCACCGCCACCTTGTGTGTTACCAGAGGTTGCTGTTCCACTGCTTGCACTAAACGTGTAACGATTATCATCAACCTTAGTAATAGAGTATCCACTAGAATTTTCTAAAACTGAAGAAGAAAAACCATCAAAAGGGGAAACAGAACGAAATCTAACAGTGTCCCCAGTGCTTCTGTTGTGTCCTGGTTCTGAAACAGTTATGACAGCAGAACCGCTGTTTCCAGAACGAAAAGAATTTAAAGGGAGAAGAACTGTAACAGAAGGCTCATCTCTATCGGGCCTTGGATCTCTCAAAGCTTGAGGATCTGCGGGTGCCTTCACAACGTTTAATTGTGGTTGTTTTGCTTCCCACTCATCTTTACCGACCAACAGACCGTTCCACTCTTTACGCATGTCACGCAAAGGGTACGCAAACCCGGATCTATCTGAAATGCCCAAAGCATATTTATTTGAAGCAAATCTACCCATTACGATACCGCACTAACAAAGGTATAAGAAGGAACCAGACTAAGACTTGCCTTGTCCCTATCCTCTTCAGCAGCCCTTGTGAACTCCTCTTCATAAAGTCCTTTTAATATCTGAACTCTTTCTGGGGCTCTTTTCAACGCTATGTAATAAGCTAAACCAGCAGCTAAACAGGGGTAAAAACGAAACGGGATTTGAACAGTATCGGTAGCTGCATCGGCATCATCTATACGAACTAACCTGTCGTAAATAAAAATATCGGTATTGTTCTCAGGGGTGGGCCAAACTCTAACAGTTGGTGTAATATGACGATTGACATAAAATTGAGTTGGTCTACCTGTGGTTCCTTTTGTGGCTATAGACAGATAATCATCTCGACTTATCCTAGTAACAGATAAATCTGAATCACTTCTACGCACAACTCCAGAAAGAATATCAATCGTAGATTGAGTATCAATTAAACTAGGACTAGCCGATATTGTCGTACTAGCACCACTAGTTCCACCGGTTATGGTTTCACCCGAAGTAAAAATTCCAGAAGGAACCGTAAGCGTCACAGTAGTAGAGGTAGGTTTAGTAATTATGGACGCCGTTACAGAACTAGTCCCACCGGTTATGGTTTCACCGACACTAAGACTAGAAGAAGAGCCCACCGTTGCAGTAATTGTTCCAACAGGGTACTCAGATATCCCAGAAGCTACCGTTTGTGTAACTTGTTCAATTGTCCAACGATTAAGACCTCTGTTAGCCCAATCGGCAAACAAGAAATTTAAGGACCTACGTGCTGTCTTAGAATCATAACCAGTGCGAAACTCTAGTCCACACCTCTCAAACGCTTCTTCGACATATTCCGCTACGTTTGGTTCAAAATCTTTTGATCCAGAAACAGCCATTGTTTTCTAACCTTTAGTACTGTTTAAGGCAGTGAAGAACAATCGAATAGGTATCTCCGTTGCTGTGTCCTACAGTGGTCAACTTCACATCTCCTGTATTCCCACCAGAAGCTGCAACATTTGGAAGACCACTCAGATCTGAGTAGTCCAATGTGTCTGAATAATCTGCGGGAAGTTCAGCAGCTATGACGTTAGTAGAAGCGTTCCAAAGTAACTTAACGCCCATGCCGACGTTGGTAAAAACAATTTTCTGAATACGAACACCCGTGCAAGCCGTTCCATCCTGCAAAGAAGCAAGACCCGAAACATCTATCTTAGTAACGGCAGATTCTCCGGTGCCGTCACTGGTGTTAGTAAGGTAAAAAACAGCTTTTTTAGGTCCGTCCTCAACTGTAGTAGCAGTTACTGCATCAGCCATTACTATCTCCTTTTAAAAGAATGGGGGTTTCCCCCCACCCTGATTTATGCAATCTGCACGTACTCAATAATGAACGTAAAGGAGCCTGCGGTTGTAGCATCTACCGTGTTTGTAATGTTACAGTAAATTGTTCTTTCTGCTGAAGTATATTGAACAGAAGCCGGGGCCGTAGTTGCATCTTGCGTCTGCAAAACAAGGGAGGTTACAGTGACGTTACCAACCACAACTGTCGTTCCACCATCCAAAATTTCATCAGTTTGTGCTGCAACAATTTGAGCACCTGAGCTAGACGTTCCGACCTCGTAACCAATATCACCAGTTCCGATTGTAGGGGCCGCAGCACAGAATATTTTGATGTCCGTAATGATGGTGTTTGCAGGTTGGGTAAACTCACCAATGTTGTCACTATCCCCAGCCGTGGTATTGACTGTAACACCTGTGGCAAAACCAACGTGTTTTACATACTTGTCGGTAACAATACCCGTTGAGGCAACATCAAAGACAGTAGTCTCCGTGCCTGTTCCAGATGCTACATTAATTACTTCAAACCCGTTTTCTGAACGGACGGGACCGTTAAACGTAGTATTAGCCATTTTGGCTTCCTCCTTACGAGAGATTGACCCTAGAGTCTTCGTAAGCGTCTGCTGGGACAGTCGCTAGGGCTAGTTTTCCCAGAAAATTGGGGGAAGGTTACCCTTCCCCCGTACCCCAAGCTTACGCTCCGGGGGAACCAAAGATACCGCGTGGATCAGAGAACCCAAACGCATAGCGTTCACGAGCCTTGTACCGCACGTTACCTGTATCAAAATCGCCTTCCATAGAAGTACGAACCGCCGTTCGGTTGAAGCCTTTCAAACCGTTCGGTGCGTCCGTAAGAATAAAGAAAGCATCTGTATCCGTGAGGAAGTGGTTAACAGCGTAACCTTCAGGAAGCATTCCCATGTTCCTGACGGCGTTTACGTCATTATCCGCGCTTCCAGGCCTCAGAGTCGACTCAAGGAGACGATCTGCCGTAAATTGAAGTTCTTTAGGAACAATCAGTTTAGTCCCGCGAACCGCAACTTTAAGGCCCCTCTCATCTACAAAACTAGCGATGTCTATCAGAGACTGCTCTAGGCTGGTCTCGTTAAGATCTGCTGCCGTAGAAAGTTCATTACGGAAAGTGCTGCCGTTAACAAGAGGATGGTCCGTAGCACAAAGCTCTTTTCCATCTCCACCAGCAAACGAGCTATCAAAAGCATTGTTAAGAACCGCAGCGGCTTTAACTTGCTTTGTCTGACTCATGCTACGAGCAAGGGCCTTCGTGTAACGGCTTGCCAGCCGATCATAAAGGTTATCCTCAATAGCTTCTTCCGTAATTGAAAAAGCCAGCGCAATCGTCTCCATTGTGTAACGAGCAGTATATGCTTCCTGCGCGTCATCAAAGGACACTGCACTACCTTCACCTTTAGTCGGTGCTGCTCCAAAACCACTGAGCATCACTTCCTCTTCAAAAGCACGATCTGAGGTCTCCATGGTGAAGATCTCTTCATGCTCACGATCATACTGATCGTACTCCATTCCGAACAGCGCGTTCAGGCCGGGTTCCAACTCTTTTACGAGTTGTGCTCTACTAATAGCCATTGTTTAAACCCTCCTATACGCCAGTGGTTGAAGGAGTACCCGCAGCAATAGACCCAACCGGGGCATTGAAGGGGTTATTCAACCGAACGATTAAAGGAATGCCAGCAGCGGTGAAATCTTCATTCATCGAATCTTCCAGCCAACCCATCAAACGCAAGGTAAGAGAATTGGTGGTAGCTAAAGTGCTGACAGCGAGACGCCCATAAGAAACGCCAGAGGTATCACTACCCGTAATACCAGTAGAAAGACTAGCGTTCAAAAACACGCTTGCACGGGCGTTTGCTTTACTAGTCAAAGACGCATCTGATGCAATTACATACAACTGCATTGGGTCATCAATAACAAAGGCTTTGATTGGATGGTTGCTATCCGCTCCCGATCCAGGCCAGTAGTTACTAAAGGTTGGTTTTCCAGTGGTGCTAGAGACATACTCGCAACCTTGAAAAACGCCTAGGTGACTAACAGTTCCACCCGCTGCGTTAGCAGCGTGGTCAATAAATCCCGAAGCAAGTGGAATTACAACTTGACCTTGGTAGATCTTGTCAGAGTTACCGTTAGCGATTTCATAAGGAGTATACCCCGTAAGACCAGTGGAATTGGCTCCACCGCCCAATTTATTGAGCGGACGGAGGCCAAAGCTTCCGTTAATGTTTGCCATTTCTAATGCTCCTTAAAGCAATGGGGTTAAAACAGTAAGCCCTAACTCTCAGAAGATTTAGGACCTCCAAACGTTACACGCGATTGTCTTTCAGGGTTCTGAATCGACATCGAATGGTGCTGATTTTCCTTAAAGAGATCATTGTCAACCGCTTGCATGGCGTCAACGTTTTGCCGTTTAAAATAGCTAGAACGTTCGTCAACAACCTCTGTCGGTATCCGCGCCAGAAGTAATCCGCCCACACCAAAAACACCTTCGTATTTTCCGTCGTCTATAGTGGGTGCTTCAAAATCAGGGTATTCTTCTTTCCGAACCAATTCCCACCCTTCTCTCATACGGGCAGAAATATTTTTTCGGTCATCGAAACCCCTAACTTCAGAGCGTATCCATCTATGGACATAGCCTTCTGGAGGGTCGGGTGCATCCAATAAGGATGGAGGAGCCCAAGGTTTCCTTCGGGGTTTAGCCGTCCGGGTCTTGGAGGCGCGAGGAGTTCTGTTAATTGCTTGTGAATTATCCACCATAATATACTCCTAGCGTTTATGTTTCGCGTACTGGTCTAGAGGAACCCCAAGTTTTTTTGCAATTGCAACTTCACTAGGGGACAGTTTTACTGTTTTGCGCCCAGAAGAACTGGAACGAGTAGCAGAAGCTACGGCCTGTTGAGGTCGCTTGCTTTCTGTAGAAGAGGACCCCCCATTTAATTTATGAGGGAAAGCCTCTAATAATCTTTTATCTAGCTCATCATAATACTCGGACGAGTCTGTGTCAAAGGCTTCTTCTTCAACTAACTTTTTGTGTATTCCAAAAGCTGCAAAGGTCATAGCCTCATCTTCACCAAACCAAGAATTTCTTGAAGCCCATTCTTCTGCTTTTGGTTCAGGTCTAACAGGAACAGAAGAAGGTTGCTGCTGTTGTAAAGGAACCTCTTGTTCTTGCTGTTGTTGTTTTTGTTGAAGTTGAGCAGCCCGGACTCTTTCTTCTTCAATAGCCAACCTAGCCAGTTTCTTATTTAACTCTACTTGACTGGCTGTATCATTAGTAGCTATCGCAGTTTCCAAATCCTTGGTTAAAGATTCAGATTCTGTGGCTATACGGTCACCGTACTCTGCCACATAACCCTGATCTAGATTTGTTACCCTACTTTTAAGAGCTTGGTTTTCAGCCTGAACACTTTTTGCAAAGTTAAGTGCAGCCTCCTGTTGTCGTTCGGCTTCACGAGCTTTTTTAGTAAGCTTATCTATTCGACGTTGAACTTTTTTACTGTAATCAACGTGCTCTTCGTCTTCCTCTACCGCTTCTTGAGTAGTTTCTTCTGATTCTTTTACTTCAACGTCCACTTCTTCACCCGTATCGGGCAGGTCAACTACCAATTCGTCTTGTTCAGGCATGGCTCACTCCATGTTAAAAATGCAGGATATCTTCAGGATCCTGGATAACGGCAATTACTTCATCGTCGTTTAATATACGAACCTCGCCGCCGTCAATCTTAAAACGAGCACCCGCATACCTACCAAAAATAACCCAGTCTTTCTCTTTACACCAAGGTCCACTGGGAAATTTTTCTTCGTCCTTGTAAGCTAAGGGTCCTGATTTCAATACATACCCGCAAACCGTTGCCACAGACTCACGATCTATGACAGCGTCCGGGAGTAGAACACCACCCTCTGTCTTACCTTTTCCTCTATACGGAAGTATTAAAAGTCTCCAACCCGTTGGGTTTGGAAGTCTTTCAAAGGTATCTACATCTACCTTTTTAGGATCTAAAATTTTTTCTTCAGGCTTAACATAAGCCGATTTTAGCGACACCAGATTATCTGTTTCTGGAAGTTCGGATTTTTTAGACATTATTGCTCCTTGTCTAAGATTTGTCTTAGTTCGCTCCCTATATAATCTAAAGATTCCACGTTGCCAACAAGTTGTTTGTACTCATCAAGGGTTTTTATAGATCCAGAGGTCATCATTTCTGATATACGATCTCTTCTTTCTTTAATTTGCTTGTACAAATGTTCTGCAAGCTTAATTCCGTCCACGAGACACCTTTATGTAATTCTACACCTAGCTTTTTTATCTGGACGCATGACGCCCCGCCCCCTAACAGCAAAACCACCTGTGGAGGCCGTTGAAACCTTAGCTGCTTTTGTGTTTTTTACGACTGTTTTTCCTTGTCTACCTTCTCTTTTCTTTTTTCGAGCGGTTTTCGCACGTTGGTCTTTAGATAAACTATTGGCTTTATTTCGAGGTAAACAACGATCTGGGTTTTTCTTATCTTTAGACGTGCCGCACTCGCCCTTTATTGAGCCATCAGACCCAATTCTGACCCAATCTTGGTCCAACCATTTCTTTAACTCGCCCATCTAGCGGCCTTTACGTTTGCCGCCCTTAGATTTTTTGGCGTAATTTGGATCTTTGCAATATTTTGAAGCGGCTAAATTGGCGTAAGCAGACGGATAAGTGTCAAAAGTCCTTTTCGCCCAAGCTTTTCCTTCAGGGCAAATCTTACTACCCTTACTTTTAGCTTTGGCTGATCCACCTTTTCTGTAATAGGTGAGTTTACCTAGTTGAGGCATTTTTCTTCTTCTCCTTTTTCTTGCTACTATACAGATTATCAAACGTTACGGAAGGGTCCATATAACTTTCGTCTGATTCTGCATTGTGCATCCACTGGCTAGGCTTAAAATCCGGGGCTCCTTCGCCAGTTTCCCAAAGAGCAGGGCTTGTCGTTCTAACTCGGTTGTTTGGCAAGGCTACAATGTTTCCCGTCCAACTTCCTGCATCTGTAAGCTCT